TTCAGATCGACCGTCGCATCCTGCACGGAGTCGTACGCGTCCGCCGTATTTTTCATCGTCTCGTGTAATGCGTCCGCGAGCTGCGCCTGTTGCGCGAGCACGGCATTCACGTCGTGGCTGGCGTCCGTAAACTTGAGAGCGTGGTTGTAAAGCTCGCTGTAGGTATCATCGAGCTGTTCGCTGCTTCGAACGAGATCATCGATTTGATGGCCGACACCGATCACGCCCGCGATGCTCGCACCCACCGCACCACCGCTGAGGATCGTGCCGACGTGACTGAACATCGACGATCCGGATCCCGACGGCGTCTGCGTCGATCCCATCGACTGGTTGAGCCTCGTCACCTGCTGCGCGTACTCGGCCGTCGAGATCGCGTTGCGCTCGAGCAGCTTGTCGAGCGCGGTCAGCGTGTCGAAATATTCCATCTGCGGCGCGCGGATCCCCATCAGGACTTCCTGCTCGCGCTGCATCTGCTGAGCGACCCGACCGAAGCCCTGCGCGAGCGGATCGTTTGCACGCGCGAGTCGATCGCTGACCGCTTGGACGCGCGCCATCATCTCACCGAGCTGACCGAAGCCCTGCGCGAGGTTGTTCAGCGGGATGCGCGCGAGTGCGGTCTGCTCCTGCTGGATCGCCTGTGCCATTGACTTGAAGGCGCCGTTCAGCTTCTCGAACGCGGCCTGCGTCATCTGGCTCTGCGTCTCGGTGCCGCGGAGCTTCTGGGCGAACTGATCGAGCGTTGTCGCGGCCTGCCCGGGGTCAACCTTCAGTGCGATCAGGTTCATGTCCATGGCGCATCACCCTTTCGTGGCTAGGTCGTTGCTGATTCGCTCACTGCGGTCGGCGTCGAGGCGACGGATGACTTGCGCGAGCAGCCGCACCTCGTCGCCATGAAGCCCCGCGTCCTGTGCCCAGTCGCGCACCGCGCCCCACGGGATCGCGCCGCGGTACGACCCGCCCATCCCGAACGGCACGATCGGTCGCTCGGAGTCGAGCGTCTGCCAGCACTCGACGATGAACGACACCGCGTCATCGCGCTCGGGCTCCTCGGCGTAGGCTGCGACTACGGCTCGACGGTCTTGCTCGGTGACGCGACCCAGATCTTCGTCGATCCGCATCTGTCGGAACTTCCCGGCGTGCTTCTCCGACCACGCAAGCCACGCCGCTACTCTTTTCCCAGGTCGACCGGATCGACGGGCGCCGGCTTGCGGAACGCCTCGTGCGAGCGCGCGTAGCGCATCATGTCCTCGGCCCAGTCGATGGCGATGCCGGGCGCGCTGTGACCGCGCGCGCGGAGATAGCGAACGAGCAGCGCGGCGCACTCCTTCGCGTTGTACGGCTCGGGGCTGCCGACACCGACATTGCGCCAGCCGACGACGCTGAGCTTCGCAAACAGCCGCAGAAGTCGCTCGGTGGCGTCGAGGCGATCGGGAATCGGCTTCTCGAGCGGCTTGCTTGCTTCCTTGAGGAAGGGCGAATCCGTGCCCGACCACTTCAGGAGCAAGACGATCGGCTCCGGGTTGCCGGCCGGGTAGTGCATTCCGCGGAGCGTCCACTCGACGGTCTCGGGCGGCTCGAGGTGAGCGAACAGGTCATCGGTGAGTTGGAGAGGCATGCCACGAGGCTCGCCGCACCGGCTCATGCGGGTCGATTACCCCGGAGGGGCCGGATCCGAGGCGCTGTCCGGCGCAGCATGCCCGCTTCGCCCGGCCGGAGGAGGAGCCGAGCTGCAGCCTCGATCTACTCGCCGATGCACATCACGATGGCGACGTTCGTCGTCTCGTGACCGAAGCCCGGGGCGTCGAAGTCGAGCATCACCTGCTCGTTCGCCGGGATCGTGCGCTTGGGGTTGCGGAGCGCGGTGCGCGGCACGCGGAACGCCACCAGGTAGTCGCCGTTGCCGACGCAGACGTCCCAGGTGAGCTTCGTGTTGTTCTTCGCCGCGCTGATCTGCGTCGGGCTGGTCAGGTACGCCTGCAGCTTCACGGACGGCTGGAACGTGCCGAAGAAGTGATCGTCGGAGCCGGCCTTGCCCTGGACGTCGCGCGGCTTGACGTTGTTGTTCAGCGACAGCGTCCAGTTGTTGATCTTCGGGATGATGTTCGCGCCGCTCGGATCGAGCAGGCGAACGAACCGGAGATCCGTCGCCGTGTTGCTCATGCTGGTGGCGAGCGGCTGGAATGCCGTCGAGGCCCGATCGCCGCGCGACACGCCGCCAGCTGTCTCACGCGATGCCGCGTCGAGCTCGTCGGTGACGTCGAGCGCGATCATCTGCACGGTCGCCGTGATCTTCTGCTTGAGCGGCGCCGCGATGTCGACCTTGTTGATGCCCAGGCCCGTGAAACGGGTCCAGCGCGTCGTGCCGTCGTCGCCCTCGCCGGGCCACTCGATCTCGCCGAACACGCGCTTCTTGTCGTAGCTCGCGCTCAGGATCGGGTAGTTCCGATACAGCGAGAAGATGTGCACGCGGATCGTCTTGCCGGCGCCGGCATCGGCTCCAAGCACGACACCGACAGGGAGTGCGTGGTTCTCGAGCTCGACGAGGTGCGCCGAGACGCTCTTGACCCACGCGTAGAACACACCCAGCGTGCCGAACTGGTGCGCCGCGTCCTCGTCGTCGAAGGCGAGCAGCGTACCGACCGCGATGCCGCGGAGTGTGAAGTCCTCGACGACCGATGTGAGGTTGCCCTGGGCGTCGATCTTGATGTCGTCCGCCGCGCCCTCGAAGCCCCAGACGCCCGTGGTGGCATTATCGGGCGGCACCTCAGCGATCCACGTGCCGGTCGCGACCTTGATCGCATTTGCCGCCGAGTCCGCAGCGGTGACGAACAGGCCGTTGTTGGCGTCGTTCGTGTAGCCGCGGTTCTTGATGATCGTCTTCGCTGGCAGATCGCCGTTGGCTGGGACTGTGAGCGAATCCTCGCCCACACCGCCGTCGACGATCGCCGTCGGACGGTAGACACGTTGGCCCTTGCCGCCGGGATGCGCGCCGACGCAGCGGAGCACCGGCTCGGCGATGGCATCGGCCAGATCCTTGCTGAGATCGTGCGCGAACTGCGGCGAGCACGACCAGCCGACCACCTCGCCCTGCCGGTCGACCATATTCGGATCGATCGGCGTCTGCTCGACGGTTTGCAGGGTCTTTTCCCAGCCCTGCAACGAGCCCTTGTCGGGGCGCAGCTGGAGCCATCCCGCCACGGGATCAGTCGTGATGTCGGGCTGTGGAGCGATGCGGAGCGCTAGGCCCTCAGATGGAACGTCACCCATGCGACGACGGTGCGTCCCGAGGGCACGATGGGTCGATTTGCGGCTAGCCGGTGTACGTGTATCGGCACTCGACGGTCACGATGCGCATCGCCCACGTGCCGTCATCCGCCGGCTTGGAGCTCGGCGCATCGAGCGTCCGCAGATCGCCGCTCCGCTTGCGCTTGAGCACCGCGCGAACATCGTCGGCCAGCGCGGTGAGCTTGGCCGTGCCCTCGTTGAGCGGGCCGAACAACTGCACGATCACGACGCCCGCGACCTCGTTGAAGGCCACCGGGCCCTGCGTCAGCTGCGCGTCCGTCGCCGGCCGGAATACGATCCGCGCCCAGCATCCGAGCGGGCCGAGCACGTCGGGCGTGTACTGCTCGTCGTCAGTCGTCCACGGGACCGATTGCGGATCGCTCGTGTCGGCCGGATGCAACGCCTCCCAGCCGGTCTTCCACAGCTGCAGGATCGCCTCGACGGCTTGCGTCTCCGTCACGTGATGACGGTGGCGCGCCACGGCAGTGCGGGTCGATTACTCGCCGCGCTACGCCCTCGGCCGCGTCGTTGGATCGACGAGTTTCATCAGCCGCTTGCGACCCGCCTCGAACAGTTCGCGACCCTTCGCGCAGAGCAGATCCGGACGGGCACGGCACACCGCGCATGATTCGGCGTGATCGAGAAACGGGATCATGCTCATGCATCGTCTCCGAACGGCGAATACGCGCTCGCGAGGTTCTCGGCACCGCCGCCACCGACCGCATCCGCGAATCCCGCTTGAATGCCGGCGACGTCGAGTGACCCGCCGCGCTCCTTCGCGCGCTGCAACGTCTGCATGACCGTCGCCTCGATCCAGCCAGCTGCCGCCTGTTTGCTCGTGCCGTAGTTGAGGAAGAACACGTAGTCGACAGGGTTGGCGACCCACAGCGGCCCCATCTCAAGCCTGTAGGCCGTCACCGCGGCGTTCGATGCGCCGGCACCCGCGTCGCTCTCCTCGGTCACGGGCTGGCCGATCGACGCGAACCAGTTGCG